ACTCCTCCTGGGCTTCCATCTACGTTCCTAAACACTACAGTATCAGATGTTGATCTGCCATGAGAGGGCTCTGTAACAGTAATTGTCGTTGATCCTGATGTAATGTTAAAAGGATTACCTGGTAATAAATTTTCTGTAGCAGGTTCTGTTCGTGCAGGTCTCACAGTTCTTAAACCTTGTGGATCAGCAGTATGAGGTTTTGGTTCTAATTGTGGATGTTTAGCCTCAAACTCCGATATATGCACAAAAGATCCATTCCATTCTCTAACCATTTCCTTATATGGAAATTCTTGACCGGATCTATCCGATATAAATTTTGCGTATTTTCCTGAAGCAGTATTAGACATTTGGATAATAAGTTTTAGGGGTTATAAATGAACTTGAAGAAGAACCATCTTCAGATAATGCTCTTTGCAATTCATCTTCATATAATAATTTTAATTCTTGAGTTCTTTGTGGAGCGTACTTAATAGACAAATAATAAGCCAGACCAGAAGACATGCAAGGAACAAATCGGTAAGGCACATCAGTAGCGTTAGTATAATCACCCACATCTTGTATTCTTTTAACATAATAATAATTTATAAATTTTCCTGCTTCACTGGTTCCAGGAGTTAAATATAAAGTTATAGTAACTTTATCAATGAACCTTTGAACAAAATATTGAGTTGGTTGACCAGTATCAGTTTTATTTGATAAAGCTTGATAAGCTGATCTATTTATTTTTGTAAGCGGTGTGTCCACATTTGATGAATTTCTAAAAGAAGCTTCTAAAACATCATCTACACCATAGACAGCAGTGGCATCAGAGGCGCCATCACCTGTAGATCTAAACATTGTGTAAACAGCTTGATTAGCAACTAATGTAATTGAATTATTTGCAACTTCCCAGTAGTGTAAACCACGGTTAGCCCACTCCTGAAACATGATATTTAAAGATCGTCTGGCACTTTTTAACTGGTAGCCAGATACTCCTGACATACCAATTCTTTCGTAACCTTCTTCTATGATTTCATCAATAGAAAAATTCTTATCAAATACATGTGTGCCGGAAGTTGTGTTTGCCACTTAGACCTCCTACCCGTCAAAAAATACAGTCAAACCATCTACAACTTGAGTTGCTTGCATGTCAAGAAAAGCACCGCTTCTAAAAAGAATACCATCCTGTGGAACAGTTGTATTAATATTGTCAGTTCCGCTTGTTGTAACGATCGATAACAAAACATCTCCTGATTGTGATCCATCTTTAAACTCTAGTAATCCAGCGACTGCCACGTTTGCACCGAGCACTCCTCTAATTCTCGTAGCTCCTGCAAAAACAATTCCTTGACCTGTTGTAGTAGCAGTAAATCCTGCAGAGGTATTTGTTGCTACCGCTCCATCAGCTGCAATTTGAGTTACAGTTAAAAAAGCTGTTGATCCAGTTACCGTATTATTGTTTGGTCCTGTAATGTCTTCTGTAGCAGCTGAACCACTTGCATCCGTCCCTGTAACTGTAAAAGTCACTCCAGAAATATTTCCAGTAGAAGTTAAAGTAACTGTGCTGGCCATATTAGAGCCATCGTTTACCGAACTTCCAGTTAAGGTCATATTTCCAGCGCCACCTAAAGTTTGAGCTGCTGCAATTTTAGTTGTGCTTGCAGATTGTGGTTGAAAGGTTTTCGCCTTTACATCACCCATATATGCCATGTTCGTCTCCTTTTAATGGTGCTCCCGAAGGAGCACCCTAATTATTAACTATCTGCAAAAGGTGTTGCTTCAGTACCTGTACCGATCAACACAGCTTCTACTAAATAAACGTTATCTTCAAGTGCAGTAATTGTAATTGTGCTACCTTTGTCTCCACCTGTAGTTCCGCCATTCATGCTGATAACATCGTTTGATGCTGCTGGAGCAAATGAACTATTAGTTCCATCTGCTACGTTAACAACAGTTGCGTGACCGACAAATTTGTCAGTTCCATCAGTTTTGATATCGCAATCTGTACAATCTGTGCCTACAAAAAATTTGTAAACTGCACCTAATTGATTGTTTGCGTTAGGATCATCAGATCCAGCTGATCCGCCTTTGCTATCTGCTTTAATTGTTGGAAGTGTGATTGCACCATCTGCATCATTTACTTTAATCACTTTACCTGCGTGAGCAGCAAAAGTTAAAGTAGTTTCCGCTGTGATGTTTACAACCGCGTCAGGTCCCGCAGTAACGAATCCTCTTAAAGATTTTACCGGTCCTGAAAATGTAGTTTGTGCCATATTATTATCCTCCTAGTTTAATCAACATGGTCTCTAGGCCGTCGACTATACGCGTCCATGTTAATTTAATAATGTATAGTAAGATTTTTATATAGCAGAAAGCTTTCCTTAGCAAGTGTTTCCACTTTTTAAAAAGATAAAATCCTAGTTAACTAGCGTAGCTGTGATACTCTAGATCTTGTGGATTTCTCTTTGGTTGCTCTTGGTTTTTCAAAATCTGTCTAACGACTTTTTTGATTTGATCCCCTAGAGCTGACATTTCAGGTGTAACCATGCCGCCATTTTTAAGATACAATTCGTTCCATCTAGACTCGAAGTGGATCTTCCTCGCGAACAACACCATATTGTCTTGAGCCATCATTAACCTCCTCATAGGTTATATAGAATTCACTACGACCATTAAATCGTAGTTTGTTCGGCTCCCATTTTATAGTGTTTTTTCCTAGAAAGTCAATTATTTCTTTATGAACTTGTGGCATCGTAATCATCGAACTATCAGTCTCTAAAATAAATTCTGTTTGGTAATTTTTGGTAAATATTTTGATTTTATATTTTGAGGTCATTTTTCCTTTCTAGTTTTTAATTGGGGCCAGATTGTGTCTGGCCCCAAAAATCGTTAAAGATTATGCACCTTCAACACCGAAGATACCTCTAGGATCAGAAACTCCAAAAGAGTATCTTTCTCTAGCTTTGTATCTTACGTTACCAGTATCAAAGTCGCCTTCCATAGCAGTCTTAATAGGTGCTCTGTCAAACATCTTCATACCATTTGGCACGTCAGTGATAATGTAGAATGAATCAGTATCAGTTAAGAAATTGTTCACTCTGTATCCTTGCGGAACCATACCCATAGATACGATTGCATTGATATCATTATCAGCTGTAGCTGTTCTACCTTGAGACTTCATTAATCTCTCCGCAGTGAATTGGTTTTCACTTGGAACGATCATTTTCACGCCTCTAGCAGCAATTTTTAAACCTCTTTCATCAGTAAGAGCCGCAATATCAATTAACGACTGCTCTAATGAAGTTTCGTTTAAGTCAGCTTGAGTAGCTAAAGTGTTAGAGAATGTACCAGCAATTGTCGGGTGAGACGTGCTGAATAAATTCACACCATCGCCAGATTGGAAGTTGTTTGTAGCAACACTTGGCAATCCGTTGTTTAGTGGGTTAACCGCTTTAACTTGTTTTGTTTGTGCCATTGAACGTGCTAACGCTTTTGTATATCTAGACGCGAGTCTGTCATACAAGTTATCTTCAATAGCTTCTTCAGTTATCGAGAATGCAAGAGCGATTGTCTCGTGAGTGTATCTTGCAGTGAAAGTCTCTTGAGCATTGTCAAAAGCTACACCAGATCCCTCAGCTTTAACTTGCGCTGATGCAAATCCTGATAACATAACTTCTTCTTCAAACGCTCTGTCTGAAGTTTCGGTTACGTATATCTCAGCATGTTGATTTTCATACTGTTTATACTCCAGGCCGAATAGGGCATTCAAACCTGGCTCTAGTTCTTTGACTAGTTGTCCTCTAGAAATGGCCATAGTTGTATCCTCCTATTATACGCCGTTTACGTTCATGTCTAACTGATGCTCGTTAATTCTAACGACCCAGTTAACATTCGCAGAACCTACATCACTGTTGTCTGGATCTTTTGAAAGACCAAGAATCTGCAATGTTGCAGAAGATCCCGCAGCTAAAGTTGAGTCGTTTAACTCTACTTGAGATACGTAATCTGGTGATGAACCTGCAGCATACACGATATCAGCCACATTGAAGATATCAGTTGTTGCAGAAGCTCCACTATTATTAGTTTGTATTTCAAACCTTTCGTACGGATCATCCGTAACGAATCCTTTGATATCAGTAGCCGCATTAGATGCGTCTAAGTGATTAGCAAAGGTAGGCTTGCTTGTTGATGCGTCGGTAAAAAAGACACCTGTGATTGCGCCGAGTAAAGCATCACCTGCTGCAGCCACTCCAATTGTTCCAGTGTTTAACATTTTAACTGGATCTTGGAAGTAGATCGCTGTTGCAGAAGCTGCAATATCGTACTCGGATAAACCTTGGTTATCTCTATTTTGACCGACTTTTCCGATTGGTTTTAAACCAAAAGGTGCGTCTTTGTTTGCCATATAGTTTTCTCCTTATTAAAGTTTATCCAGGGAATCGCTAAAAAATTAATTTTTCTTTGATCCACCGAAAGTTACACGAGTCTGCCTATCAATATTGATTGGCATACTACTATGCTGTTCCTTCATAAGGTCGTTGTCTAAAGCTTCGACTTGCTCTTGCGATTGTTTCGCATAATAAGCTTGTCTTTGTTTTGCGACCTCTTCCGGTACCCTTGTCAGCACAAGGCCACCTACTCCGATCACTCCTGCGTACTTTCCATCTTCGACAATAGGATAATCGCTATCTGGATATTCATCAGCTCTTACGAGTTCGTATCCTTGTCTTAGTCTTCCTGAGACATTTTTCGTGTCCTGAAATCCAAGACTTTCAGCTCTTACCCATCTGTGCCTAAATCCATTTGGCGCAGGGGGTGCGTCTAAAGCAGACGGTGGAGTCCATACTTTGGGTTTGGATTCTTTTTCCCTAGTTTGGCTCGCACGAGGGGTTCTTTTGTTTTCTTCGCTCATATGCCTATACCTCCTTCGTGAGTTTTAATTGTTTCGCATACTCTTCAAGTGGCACACCTAATTTTTTAGCGATTGCAACTTGAGACGGCGTGAGTCTCACAGTTTTGCGACCTGTTTTTGTGCTTCGCGTCGCTGACGCTACTGTCTGCACAGGTTTGGTCGATTCCGTTGACTCTGGTTTATCAAATTTATGAGGGAATTCAAGTCTTATTCTTTTATCCACCTCAGTATAGTATTCATCTGATTTAGGATCATATCCTTCTTCGTCAACCAGTGTTTTGTGTAAGTCAAAAGCAGTATAAGTCATTGCTTTATCTTTACCAAACCATGTGTTTTTCGCTGCCCAAGCTTCCGCTTTAGGGTCAACTCTAACCTCTGGTTCTGGTCTTGAAGTAGGTATTTCTGCAGTCTCCTCAGCTTTCTTTGGTTGCATTTCTGCAGCTTTTGTCAGCTCCTGGATTCTTGCTTCTTCATATCCTAACTGTGCGATTTGCTTTGAGATTTCTACCTCAGCATTGGTGTCACCCGCTTCTCTAGCTTGCGCTAGTTTTGCTTTTTGTGCATCAAGTAATGAGTTAATTTTCTCTTGCCTATCTTTTACAGATGTTGTTTCCAAAGATGAATATTTTTGATTTAACTCTTCAGCTTTTTCTTTTTGGATTTTTGCAAATGACAAAGCCTCGTCTCTTTGTCTTTCCGCTTCTCTCCATTTTTTAGTTAGCTTTGCTATTCTTCTTTGAACGTCTCTACTATAATCTTCTAATTCTTCTTTCTTTTCTTCTTTCTTCATAGCCTCTTGCGGCTCGCTGCTGGCTTCTTGAGTCTCAGCAACTACGGGCGCTTCAGTTTCTTCAACTGGAGCAATATCAGTTGTTTGATCTTCTTTTAATTCAACCTCAGTATCAGGTCCCGAAGTATCAATGTCAACCGTCTTGTTTTCTTCTACTTGCATAGTTTCCTCCTATGTTAATATTGATGAAGTATATCTTCTGGGTTTGCGATCGTTGCGAGCACTTCATCATCATTTAATATTCTTACCTCGCCTCCATCGATTTGTATCCTAGAACCTGCGTAACGTGCAAAGATCACCCAGTCACCTGTTTTGCACCATGGTCCTTCAGGAAATTTTTCTTTATCATAACAATGTGGTCCTTGTGCAAGAACGAGTCCGCACGTTGCTCCCACTTGTTGTCTCTCTAAAGTTTCTTGTCCAAAGTATAAACCACCTTTTGATTTCTCAGGCATCTTGAATGGTAATACAATCATTCTCCAACCTGTAGGTTTAGGAAGTTTATCTCCTTCTTTAGTTTTTAATCTCTCATAAGCTGCATCTTTATCTTCATCCAGCTTATTATATTTTTCTTCTAACGCCAATTTAGTCTTCGGAACTTCTTCCGAATTCGATGATGTTATCAGCTTTTCGCTCATCTTGTTTCTCCTTTTTTTCGTTTTCGTTAAGTATATCTGTTAACGCTTGATCCATAGATTGATAAGCATGTGCTTGACCCAACAGATATTTATACTGATGGTAATCTTTTGCACTACCTGCAATCATTGAGTCACCTACCGCCTGGTAGTTGTCTCTTAATTCTTTTCTGATTTTTTTTACTAGATCTTCAAATGTTAGCATTTCCACCTTTTTCTAGCCTGGCGTAGTCTAGAATTAGGATCTTTTGCTGCTTTGGGGAATTTTTTCATTTGTCCGGCCGATCTAGCGCAATATGATTTACGTCTAGCTGCAGCTTTTGATCCTGGCTTGACCTTTCCAGTGACCGCTGTTTTTAATTTAGATCCAGGGTTTTCACGTCTGTATCTTGCAACGCCAGCCTTAGTCATGCCTGCACCA